CCCCGCGCCCCCCCCCGCCCCCCCCCCCCCCCCCCCCCCCCCCCCCCCCCCCCCCCCCCACCCCCCCCCCCCCCCCCCCCCCCAACCCCCGTGCCATATCCGCCGTGATTTTTGCGTTCAGAACGGCACGATCTGGTCGGCCGTCACTGCGTAGTGCAGGTTGCCGTGGTCGGGAACGTGACGCCGCACGTGGTACGTGTCATCCGTCAGCACCTCGACCACGACGCCGTTGAGCGTCTGGCCCTTCTCGATCCAGCGGATCCTGTCGCCGACCGCGTAGGTCGTGACCAGCTGCCCGTCGATGAGCCGCGTGGTGCCGCCCGAAACGGTGTGCTCGGGCATGGCGGCGACGGCGGCGAGATACTCAGCGTGGTGGGGATCACTCATGGCGATTTCCTTTCGTGTGAGTGGGGAACTGTACCGATGTTCACTACGGCGTCAAGCGGTCGGACCAACAAAATGAGGGGACTGGAAATTGCGTACAGTGTTTAGCGTCGGCGTTAGAAAGACCGCATGGTAGCGGCGGCGTTAGAACTGTCAACTGGGAAGGACGCCGGCCACGCTGGCCAGCAGTTCCAGAAGATCGTGCACGGCTCGAGCAGCGGGCGAATCCGTGCCGAGTTCCTGGCCGATGCGGATGAGTACAAGCGACTGCAAGGCGGCGTTCCAGCGGCGTTTCATCGTGTGGCCCTCCTTGGCCGTGAGGTTAGTAATCCAGGCCGCGAACTAACGTCGCTTCCTAGCAGCCCTCTTTTTGACTTTTGGTGCAGAGGCAGGCTTTGCGTTCGCGTGAAACAAGCCCAGCCACCAAAACGCCATAAAGTATTCGCTGGCCACCGAGTCTTCGCTGCACTCGTTCACGTCGCCACGGAGGTCTTCGTCTTGCAGAAGCCAGCCCCATGCCGACGCCACAGCTGTCGCTGCGATAACTCCAGGGCGGCCGTGGCGGTTGATGATGTCCTGCATCGTGTCTGCAACGGAAAATCCGTCTATTTCCATGTCGCCAACGCTGTGCCAATGGTCAGCAAATGGTTTGAGCTCCTTGCAAGCCTGGAGGAAAAGTGTTCGCGTCCATGCATCGCGCTTTGATTTCTTTTTTGCCATCGTGAATGCTCCTTTGGCGGCCAAGTCTAACTTCCAGCCGGCCCGATTGCCGGCTGGAAGTCCGTCGCTCAGCGGCTCTCGCAGCGGAGACTCGCGGCCTCGGCAGCCTTGGCCGTGGCGTAGCCCTTGCGGTTGTTGGCCGGAAGATTGAACCCAGGGCGGCCCATCGTGATGAAGTAGCGGACCTCGCCGCGAACCTCGATGGCCACCACGCGGTCAGTGCTATTGAGAAGGGCGTTCATCGTTTCGTCTCCCGGCTGGCGGCTGCGAGTCTCATTCGCTCGCATGAGCCTATTCTAGCGTCGGCGTTAGAACGTGCAAGGGGTGAGAAAAAAGATTTTTCCGGCCTGCTTTTGCCGGGGAAAACGCTAGTTGGCCTTGAATCCGCCCCTGGGGCGGCCGGTGGCCCGTTTGGCCTTGGCCCGCTTGCGGATCTCTTCGGCGTCAAAAACGCGGGCCGTGGGGGCCGCCAGCCAGGACTGCAGGCCGCCCTTGTCGGGCTCGAGCAGGGCCAGCTGCCGCATGCGCCCCATAGTGACGCCGAGGATCTTGGCCGCCTCGGCGGTCGAGATCAACTTCTTGCCTTCTGGTAGTGCCACAACCATGCCCCAATACTAACGCCGCGAATAGGCGCGTCAAACTGTCCTGCCGCCGCATCCAGCAGAATCTGCCCACCTCCGCCAATCCGAGAATCGCAGTCCCAACACCGCGACAATCGAACTAGTGAACAAAAGTAGTAGCGGAGGGCATGGGAGTAGGGAACTCGTACACCCTGGACTTCTGTATACTACTGCCACAACACCAAAAGGGAGGCAGTGGCATGACTATTCGGGAGCTGTTGATCGAGCGGTACGCACCGTTGCACAACCTGTCGGCCAGGAGCGTCGTGCTCTTTGGCCATTCCATCGACCGGCTGCGGGACTTCCTGCAGCGAGAGCCACAGATTGCCGACTTTGACGATCTTGTGATCGCAAAGTTCTTGCGGTGGCGGGCCGTCACGCCGCATCGCGGCAAGGTCTGCTCGCCGGCCAGCGTGGCAAAGGACAAGGCCCACCTGTCGGCCCTGTGGAACTTCGCCGCACGGAAGCGGATCGCGGCTGAGTTCCCAGACCTGCCACGCCTGAAAGTGCCTACGCGGCCGCCACGGGGCTACACGGTCGCCGAGGTGTCTGCACTCGTCAGGGCAGCGAGAACGGCACACGGCTCAATCGGTGGTGTCCCAGCCCCATGGCTGTGGATGACGCTGATTCAGTCGCTCTGGTACACGGGCGAGCGGATCGGAAGCCACCTTCGGCTGCGGTGGTCGGAAGTGGATCTCGACGCCTGCCGCATCACCTTCCTCGGCGAGACCCGCAAGGGCGGCATCGAGACGATCCAGCGGGCCATTCATCCCGACCTGGCCCAGCAGCTGCGTCGCTACCGCAGGGCGGATGCCGATCTCGTCTGGCCGTGGCTCGAGCACCGCCGGGCCAATAGTCTTTTCCAGACGCTGCGGCTGCTGTGTAGGCGGGCAGGCGTCAAGGCTAGGGGCTTCCACGCCATCCGCAAGGCGAGCGGTTCCTACGTCAAGGCCGGGGGCGGCGATGCCACGGACCACCTGGGCCACGCCAACCCGAAGACCACGAAGGATCACTACCTGGACACCACCATCACCGGGCAGCAGTCGGCCCTGGACTTCCTGCCGCCGCTCGACCTCGAAGGCCCGCAGGACGGCACTAGCCCGGCGGCTTGAGTTGGCGTCGGCTGGCACGTTGCGGCACTTTGAGCGTGATTGATCGCTGTTGACGAGTTTGCAGCGGTAGAAATTGCCGCTATCGTGCGAGCGTTGTTCAACCAAAGGAGGTTCGCATGGACAAGCTTTTGACACGCAAGCAGGTCGCAGAGTTTCTTGGGATTGAGCCTGGCACACTTGCACGGTGGAAGTGGGCAGGCAAGGAAGGTCCGCCGAGCGTGATGGTTGGCACGCGTTCGATTCGATATCGGCAATCTGACGTTGAGGCGTGGATGCGAGGCGGGGCCGTCATCGCAGACAGTGCAGACACTGAGTCAGCAGATAACTTTGCTTTAGCCTGTCGCTTCGGTGCCCTTTACAAGCTCAGCAAAGAGGATCGCCGCAAGATCTGCCGCGAAATTGCTGAGGCGTGCGAGAAATCCTTTCGGAGAGGATTTCATCAGGGCCGTGAAGGCGCAGGCGATGTCGTTGTTGATCTTATGGATTGGCGATTCAATACGCCGCTTTCGCAATCGCCTTCACCGCACGGAACCTATGATTCCGACGCAATCACTCGCCATTCGGCAGAGGTTGGATTGCCACGCAGGTAGGTGAGCGACATGAACCGGACACGGAGCGGAAGCGACGCGTGGCGGAAAGGGATAAACACCGCGCGTGCCTCAACGCTCCGGCCCGGCTCAATCTCCACGAATGTGCGACAGCGACGGCATCTCGTCGCGCTGGGCGATGGTCACGGCCAGGCGTCCCTTCACGCGGCTCAACTCCGCGAGCAGTCGCATGACGTGGCCGGCGAGCGTGCCAGCGGTCCCGGTGTAGGCACCCTGGTAGCGGCGAGCGTCGAACTCGCACTGCTGGAGGTAGGCGTCAGAGAGGGGCTCGCGTGACGTATCGGAGTGGCTCACTTGCCAGATTCCTCCCGGTAGAGAACGAGCGCCAGCAAGGCATACGAAGCCAAGTCCATGAGGTTGTCTTCGACGCTCTCGTGAGAAAGGCGGCCCGTCTTGTTGAACGTCGCGAGCCTCGTCACCTTGTCTGACAGCCGCACCATCGCGCCCTTCCACGGCGGAATGCCAACGAACGACGCCCCATTGCGAATGTTCAGCAGAGGATCGGTGCCGTCGGGACAGCCGTACCCTGCCGACTTGCTCAAATGAAGCTCACGCATCTCGTCCAGCAGGTCGAAGTACGCCTGGCTCGTGGGGTGCACGTCGGGCTTGATCAGCCCGTCGCCTGCGAGCCGCTGCAGCAGGTGCTCGATGTACGGCCCGTCCGCCAGCCTGTCCCACTCGGCATAGGTCTCGCTATCGTGTTGCAATTCCTCGGTACTTGCGTCAATGTCCCGAGGTTCTGTCGCGGGCTGCGATACATAACCCACCATCTTCGGGTCATCCTTTGGCGTAGCTTCCAGCCTGGTCTTCACTGCCGCCCGCATTGCGTCGTTCGCGGCCTCAAGTGTCGTGGTCATGGCATTCCTTTTTCTGGAAAATGGAAAGCATGCGGCGTGCGTCAAGCAGACCGCACGGTGCCGTCGCTCATGACGCGATAGTTGTTCACGTCGAACGCTCCACCCTTGTGGATCGTGGCCATGGCGAAGCCCCAGTTCCAGCGGTTGAACTTCGCGTACTCGGGCCGCAAGTCGCACAGACAGCCGGTGGACCAACACGCCGTCTCATGGTGCCACATGTCGGATTCGGCATGGTTGCTTGTGCGGTGCGAATGTCCCACCAGCACCGTCGAGAGCGTCCGCAGGAAGGCACCTCGAGCGACGTTCACCGGGGCCGCCATTCCCTTGGGTAGCTCGTGGCCGTGCAGCACGGGCAACTTCCCCAGCATCACCGGCCGCTGGTCATCCACGAGCGTGATGCCGTTCTTGTCGAGATCCAGCCACGCACAGAGTGACATTCGCGGATCGTCGCTGATCTCGGCGGCGTGTTGCCACAGCCAATGCTGCCACCTGTCTTCATGGTTCCCGAGTTTGTAGATGATCGGGATCTGCGGGAACTCTTGCCGCAGCCATTCGATGAAACGCCGCACCGCTTCAAGCTCGCCTTTGAAGTCCCGCTGTGTCGGGTCTTTCATGTACCGCGAGATCGCGTAGAAGTCGGCGATGTCGCCGTTCAAGAGCAGGCCCGACAGTTCCTGCTCTTTGAGGAAGCCGATAGCGGCAGCCACCGCGATCTCAGAGTGATACGGCACATGCACGTCGGACAGAATCCCGACAGGCCCAAGCACGTCGAGAACGTGCGGCGTCCACGGCTGGGCCAATGTTTTCGGCATGGCGTAGATTTCGCCGGCCTGGCGTTTCGCTCGCGGAGCAGCCGCCTTGATCTGGCCGCGAGCCTGTTTGCCCTGCACGCCGAACTGCCTGGTTATACGCAGCCTCGCCTGGTTCAGCGTGATCGCACCGTTGGCCTCTTTCACCAGGCGGCGAGCCAGCGTCCGAGCCGGGGCATCGGGATGCTTGCGGCACAACTCGCGGGCCATCTTCGTGATCGCGTCGCCACGGTCATAGGCCATCCTGCACCTCCCTATAGCCCAGGCTCCACAACACGCGTGCAATATCCTTGCCCTGCTGCTCGACGTGCTCTTCGCTTTGCGTCGGGTTCAACGCGTGCAGCAGCTCGTGCACCAGCACCTCGAGCTTCTTTCGCCCACGCATGCGGGCGTCAAGGATGATTCGCGGGTTCTTCGCCTTCTGCGAGAACGTGTAGCCGTATGCTGCGCCCTTCAGCGTGGTGAACCGGATGAGCCACCGCTCGTCACCGTTCAGCGTGAAGACATGATCCTCGGGCACGGCGAGAGTCCTTTCACCGGCCACCCTAGCGGGGGCGTCAACTCGACACCGGCCCCCACTTCCCCACCGGGCAGGACTCGGCGGCCCACGAGAGCTTGCTGATGAACTTGGCCTGACGAACGACCGGGCACCCGCACTTCGAGCACGCCCCGCCTGATAGGAACTCGCAGCCCTGGCAGATAGCGAACCGCTCGGCTACTTGCTCATCGGTGGCGCGGGGCATCCCGGCGGCAACGTGCTTTGCGGCCGAGGTGGCGAAGTTCGCGGCCTTCTGAATCAGCGACACCCCGGGCTTCGCTCGCGGGTACGCCGGGTGCGTCTCATCAACCACCAGGCGGTCGCCGTCCTGACTCACGATGCACGCCCGCACCTGCTCGAGCGTGTAGCCACGCTCGCGGCACCGGGCCTCAAGGTGATGCAGGCGGCAGCGGATCATGGCAGCGGGTTGGCACAGGACAGCGACACACTAACGCCACAGCCGCACATGCGATCAGTCCACGCGGCGTCCCAGGCTTCGCACACGGACAGAATGCCGAAGTACTCGCATTCATCTGGAAATAGCTCCACGTCCTCGCCGGCAGTCATTGACGACTCGCCATTGCACGACGGGAGGGCATCGAGCGTGTAGTCGGCGTACCACAGTCGTCCAGCGTTTGTGTAACCACCTGTACCGTCGCAAAACCGGCAGCCATAGTAAAACAGCGAGTAGAAGTAGACCCTTGCCGTAATGCCCGACTCCGTGCAGTACAGACAGGCACGAGCCCGATAGTTGCAGGAAGAAATTAGCGTCTCAAATCCATCCTGAGCCAATGGATTGCAGGAGTATCCATCGCACAGCTCGAAAGCGTCTTCGCACGCAGTTTGGTAGGCAGGGGGAGTGCCGCACTCGACCAGCGTCCATCCGGACTGGTCGGTCTCGGCAGGGTTGAACCAGCTTGGAGATCCAGAACAGCCGGTCCCTGCGCATTCGGTTTCAAGCGACGCAGATCCGACAACCACCGTGTTGACTCTGACGCCGTTTACAACGACCGCCAAGGCACACTCGCCACACGAGCAACCGCCGCAGCAACACGCCTGCTCAGTGCCAACCTGCCCGTCACGCAGGACGGGCTTGCCGTCTTGGAACGTGATGAGCGTCATGCGGAGGTAGAGCAGGTGGTGATGTCGTACCAGCGGATGCTGACGCAGTCCGTGCTATCACTGGCGGTCGTGCCGCTGTTGTGGCCAAGCAGCTGAATCTTGGTGCGGTCAAACCCCGGCAGGGCCGAGAAGTCCACGCCGGCGTAGTCCATCGAGCACGTAGTCGTGCACGCCTTTTCCTGGCTGATTGCGTACCAGCCCCAGCCGTTGTGGCCGAGAGCCACCCACCGCTGCGTACACGCCGTCGTAGTCGAGAACGTGAGGAACTGGTTGTGGGCCACAACCGTGATGGCAGAAGCGAGGGGCTCGCCGTTGTAGACGGTCACAGTGGCTGTCGTTTGCTTGGCCCAGCCGTTGGTGCCTTCGTGCTTGGCCAGGAGCAGACGAACGCCGCGAGACACAGTCCCGTCCAGCGAGCCGCTCAGATCCTGCCGTGGCTCGTCACGCTCGACAAGCCGAACGGCCCGCCCGATACGCTTGGCGTCGTTAAGAGAAAAGCCGAACGTGTCAGCCACGGCTTACTCCTGAAACACGACGTAGCGGATTTTTCCGGTGGTGCCGTAGCCCTTGGCTGCCAGCGTGATCGTCGGCACGAGCGGCAGGACAGCGGCAGCCCCACGGCCAAGCTTGCAGAACTCTTGGATGTTGGTGCCGTCATAGGAGCCGATGGCCACGTAGGCCGTCCCGCTGGTGGCGGTGCTCATGTTGCGGAACCCAGCGTAGCCAGCCGCAGAGACAGCCCCGATGGACAGCGTTGCCACGGCCGTGCTCACGCTGACGATCTGAGCGTGCACGCCCTGGGCCGCCTGGTCAAACTTCAGGCCCGACGCCGTGAACGTCTCGTTATGGTTTCCGTTGGACACGGCAACCGAGAGCGACAGTGTGACTTCATTCGCCATGGCTATCTCCTACAAAAGCCCGCAAGTGCGGAGCATGATGGTGTGGTCTTTTTCGTCGTACGGCTTGATGCTCAGCACGCGTGGGTCTTCGCCGACAGCCTTAGCTGAACCATCGGCATTGAGCGGCACGGGCTTGCTCACCGGATTGCCGCTTTTGTCCATGATGGCCAGACGCTCGCCGTTCACGATTTCGTGATAGCCAACGTCGTAGTAGCGGATCTTCCAATCTGACGGGTTGTACGTCCACTCGACAGACACGGACCACACCTGATTCTTTTGGTCGAAGTCGGCCCCGTAGCCAGTGACGCGAAGCGTGTACGGCGCAGCACCGAGGAACGCTGTCTGGTTGCACGTATTGAGGTAAGAGAACAGCGCCAGGAAATCAGGAGCCGTCGCGTTGGAGTTGGTGAACGTCAGCCGCAGCAGGGCCGTGTCTTCCTCGAGGCCGTCCACGGGATCGCCGGCCGAGTTCAGCGGCGGCTTTATCGGATCGTTTGGGTTCTCTTGATTCGACTCGCTTGCCGGCCGCCGCTCTTGTAGCGACTGCATAGAGATCTTCAACCACGTCCGCTCTTCGTCAGTCTTGCCCGGCTCGTCGCTATCGGCATCCGGCTTGCTGTCGTATTGAATCGTCGCCTTGACGCAGAACTCGTTTTCGTCGTCGTAGTATTCAAAGTCGCGGCCCGTCACATAGAACTCGATGCCGCCGACGTTCTCTTTGTCGTTGACTTGCGGAATCTTGCGGTTGTAGAACTCCGGCCATGTGCTGGTGTCGTTCTTGATAGCGCCAAAATCCGGCGCTGCATCGCAGATGATGAGCAGCTCCACAGAGCCGGCGTACTGGATGCTGCCCTTTTCGGACTTCGTTTCGTTGAACTGAAACGAACGCAGCTGGCGGACGGTGCGAATTGCCATTGGTTACACCATCGCCAGTTGGGCCTGGCCGAAGCCTGGGATCTCACGCACGGCAGCGGCCACGTCTTCGATGCCGTCGGCAGCCCGCTCGGTGTTGTCGGCCGTTTGCTTGGCAGCGTCGGCCCCGCTCAGCCGAGGATCGCCACCACGGGCGAGCATGTTGCGATAGGACTCTCCGCCGGACGAGCCGACCACCAGGGCGCTCAACTCAGAAGACGCGGCCTTGATGGCAGCGCCGATACTCTCGCCGGCAGCTGCCCCAGCACCGGCAGCGCCGGCCTTTTGGGCATCCGCCTGGGCGGCAGCAAACTCACGGTCGAAGGCGGCAAACGGGCTGCCGATGTTCTGCACGGCCTGGCCGAACGTGTCGGCGGCTGACTGGCCGTACATCTCGCCCATCTGGCTGGCACCATTCGCCAGCTGTGCCGCTCCTTGAGCGCCTTGGCTGAGCGAATCTGCGAGCCCTGCGAATCCGGCAGCCTCGGCAAGCCCGGCCATGCCGTCCATGACGTTGGCCACGCCGTCGAGGATGATGCTGAACACTTCGCTGAACATCTGCCCGATCTTCGAGCCCAGGGCCATGAACACCTGGAAGATGCCTGTCAGCAGCGTCATTGCGCCAACGACCATGCGAATACCGGAGACCAGCCCGTCCGCAAGCGTCTTCGCCATCGTCCAGCCGGCAGTGTTCTTGGCAAAGAAATCGACAATCAGGTTGGACGCAGCCGTAATGGCCGGCGCGAGTTCCGCCAGGAACTGATTGACGAATCCTTGCATCGGCAATGACAGCCGGCCAATCGCATCACCCATGGACTCGATGGCCGCAACCTGCGGGCCGCTCATCTTCACGCCCAGGTCGGTGAGCAGCCGATCCATCTCGCGGAAAGCCTGCCCGCCTTGCCGCAGGAAGTTGAGCATCCCCTGGCCGCTGCGGCCGAAGATGTCGATGGACGCTGCGGCCTGCATGTGCGGCGGCAGGGCTGCGATGCGGTCGGCAATCAACGCCAACTGCTCGGTCGTGCTCAGCCCAGCCAGATCGTCCATCGTCAGGCCGAGTTGAGCGAACGCCTTGGCCGCAGCCGGCGTGCCTTGGGCCAACTCGCCGACCATTCGAGCGGTACGACGCAGGCCCGTAGTGAGCAGCTGCTGACTCACGCCCGACTCGGCAGCCACCTGCTGCATCACCTGCAATTCACCAGCCGCCACGCCCAACTCTTGCGACAGGTTGTGCAGGGCTTCCGCAGAGCGGGTCGCCGAAGTCAGGGCGGCAACCGCTCCAGCCAGAGTGGCGAACCCGCCCACCACCGGCATCAGCATCGGCATCATTCCGCCAAGCGTTCCGCTCAAGGCAGAAAGCCCGCCGACGCTCTTCTGAAATCCCTTCAGCTGTCGCCCGGCCTTAGACAGCCCAGCCGTCAATCCGCCCGTGCTGGCGGTGATGCTGACGTTTACGCGGCCAAAGTTGTTTGCCATGGTTTCATCGCGGGATCGCGTTCAGCGTGGCGAGGATCTGATCTGGTGTCTGTGCCCGCTTCGGAACCGGCAGAAACTCCTCTGGCCGCTTGACGGGCTGCCGCTTGCCTCGGTTTGCGTTGTATCTCTGAGCAATCGCCACGGCGTCCCTAAGCCACTCGTCGCCCCACGGCTCGAGCAGGTAGTAGCCCATCCAGCCGTACAACTGATCGACGCCCATCTCGTCGGCCAGCCGCTCTACGTCCCAGATGCCAAGCTTCAAGGCCAGCCGGTACAGGAACGCGAGCACCGGCTGCCGTTCTATTTTCCCGCCGCCTCCTCCACTGCGTTGCCGCCGATGCCGTTCAGTTTGAATCCCGCATCGACGATGGCCTGCACGATGTCCGTGTCCAGTTCGCCGATCCACTCCGCGTCTGCGTCCTCAAACATCCGCGTGCCGTCTTCGTTCACCACCACCATGGCAACGAATCGTGCCCGCACGTTGTCCAGGTTGACGCCGCCAACCTTGCCGCCGGTCACGATCTGCTCGAAGCGGTCGCGGTCTTTGGCAGAGAACTTGGCGACGTAGATGGTGCCGCCAAGTTCTGGAACGTCTAACGCCACGCGGGGACGAACGCCACGCTTGGCTTTGATCTGCTCACGAGTAAGAGCCACAGTCCGCGCCTCCTGTCAGCACTAGCTCGGCAGCGTGCCGCTGAGCTTGATGGTGAGCGTGCCGCTCATCATGTCTTCCATCTGGGCACCAGCCTCAAAGCCGGTGGCATAGCCGAAGGCGCTCCAGAGCGTGGTGGTCGTGCCTCCACTGGCCCAGTAGACGTTCACGACTTGGTTGGTCGCGACGTTGGCCATGTCGGCGGTCGGCTTCACGCCTGGGTCGAAGAGCACCTCGACCGAGAGCTCGCCGGGGTCGTAGATGGCGGAAGCCACAAACTCCTTGGCAGACGATGTCATGTGCGTCGCATCGGCAACGGCACGCGAAACGCCGCCGTGATTGACGCCGGTGATCTTGTAGCCGGTCGCCGTGTGAAGCGCCGTCCCGAACGACACAAACGTGCCCTGACCAATATCGACTGCCATGGCTTTCTCAAGCCTCCGTAAAGGTGATCTCTACTGACAAATCCGTGCGGTAGATCGGGAGTTGCTCCCCGTTGTTTGGCGGCTCCTGCGTGTCATCGTCGCTCTTGACGACGGCCAGCCGAATGCTGCCTGTTACCTTGAATTGTAGGGCGAGGCGAATGGCTCGGGCGAGGTTTCGCACGCCCACGAGAGAGTCACCGATGGCCGAAATCGTGAACGTCGCACGAGTGATTCCCGTCATGCCCTGCATGTGCATGAACGGCCCTCGGCCAGTGTTCTCACGCTGGTAAACAATGCACGGCAGGTCGGCCCCTTGCGGAGCCTGGACGGCATAGATTCGCCCGCCAACATGCATGGCAATGTCGGCGTCAGCCGACAGCAGCTGCACGAGCGACTCGTCGATATGAGTGGTGGTGGGCATTACTTCTTGCTGTACATCTTGCGAATGGCTTGCCGCTCGGCCTCGGAAATCGCCTTGCCGAGAGCCCCGTCAAGCTTGCCGATCAGCCGTTGCTTGATCTGCGGAAGGTTGGCGTCGGCCCACTGCTTGAACCTGTCGCTCGCGGGCATGCCTTTGACCTGGCCAAAGAAGATCATGCCGCCTTCGTTGCCGCCGATGCGAGCCACCTTGCCACGCAGATACGGGTACTTGGCCGCGTTTGCCATCGGCACCTTGAGCGCGTAGTTCTTGGGCTGCCGGTACTTCGTGCCGTTCTCCACCCACCAGGCGTGGAAGCCTTTTTCCGAATTGTTCCCGCCACGCTTGGAGCGGTAGCCCAGGATGCCGACGGCCGTGGCGTTTCGCTTCTTCTTCTCCACCTTCACGCCGACACTGCGTCGGAGGTTGCCGGTCGGGCCTCGAGGCGTCAGCGCCTTGATTTCGGGAATCTCGTCTTTCGCAGCCTCGCGGACGGCGGCCCCGAGGTACTTCTTCTGGATGCTGCTGGGCAGGATGGCAAATCCCTTCAGGATCTCTTCGACGCCTTCCACGGTCATGTCGGTACGCATCAGTCCACGACCTCCGACACCAGGAGCTCGTGTTCCTCGCGGCGTCCACGCTCGACGGCCGACATGATTTCAAACGTGCGACCCTCGGCCACCACCCGCATCTTCGGCTTGAGCCCGCTGGTGTACCGCATGCGGATGCGGTGCGTGACCACGCCTTCGTTGGCCATGGCACTGACGGCTTCATTGCCAGACAGCGGCAGCAGTGCGATCCACCGCTGGGCGAATGCGGACCACGTCAGTTCCGGCTCGCCGATGCTGTTAGTGCTCTCCGTAGGAGTCTGCACCTCGGCGAGCTTGTCCATGAGTCCAGAGCGGAGCATGGCCTACGCTCCGTAAATGACGAGCGTGTACGAGGCCGTGCCCGAGTAGGCAGAGACATTGAACCCAGCCGTACCGCCAGATCGAGAGTCGCAGATCGCCACGCGGCTGCCACCGGAAATGGCCACGCCGGCCCCGGTCGCTTCGCTGCACACGGCAGCCGACGAAGCCGCGAACGCGAACCGGCTCACGCTGGCAAACGATACGGCCGATCCGCTGGAGTCCTTGTAGGCACTGGGAGCCACGGCGATTGCCACCGCTGCCGTACCGCAAGTACCAGAGAGCACGGCCACCTTGCCGCTGCTGTAGGCGTCGGTGCTGGTCAGTGCAAGCCGCTTGAGCGACTGCACGCCGGTGCCGGCGGCCGAGTCCGAGAACGCCACGTCGATGGCAATGCGACCTTCAAGGCTCATGCGTACTGCTTCCACTTCAAGGGCTCAAGCAACGCATGCACCCCAAGCGGCACGTTCTGGCCAGCGCTGCCGATGGCCTCGCGGTTGGCATACCAGTGCCCCACAAGCATCTTGATGGCGTGCACGGCCGGCTTCGGCACGTTGGCGGCCCCGCCGTATCCGGCGAGGTAGGTGATCTGCACGGCCTTGTCATCCAGCCGCACGTTGGGCCAGTCCTCGAGGTACAGCGGATAAGCCAAGGCAGGAACGTGGTCGCGGTCTACGCGGAACTGCTGCGTTCCAGACTGCGACCACGTGAGGGTCTGTGTGGTGCCGGCGGAATCCACATACGAGATAGTCACCGTGGCGCTCGTGGCCGTCGCGTTCAACCGCACCGGCGGGCGCGGGAGCTCGATGCGGAGGCTCGGAAAGTCATCGAACGCCACGGTGTACGCTTTGTCCGCAAAGGTGCGGTCGCAGTAATCCTCGCACCACTGCACGGCAGCATCGATCAGCACGCCGATATACGTGTCGTCGTCGGTAAAGTCCACGATGCGAAGGTGCTCCTTCGCTTCGGACACGCTGACAGGGCGCTCGTTCGTGCCGCTTGCCGTCGAGACAACCAGGCTGCGGTAGCGGCTGCCGGTGGCAGGAAGCTCCCAGTTACGCATGCTTGCGCCTCCGCTGCTTGGCGACCGGCGACTCCGCACGCTCCACCTCGGGCTCCGGTGCCGTAGCGAATCGCAGTTGCGGCTGCTCCTGGTGACGGACGGCGTACCGCTGCAACTCCAGCGTGCGGGCCAGCCCGCCGGTCACATGCACGACCTGGCCGGGGCGGTACGACATATACGACCGCAGCATGCGGACGGGAATCATTTGGACGGTCTGCGTCATTTCCACACGTTCTCCGGTGGTCGGCCGCCGCGATCCCAGAAGTCGCCTGGGTGCTGCAGGCTCGCTCGCATGTTCTGGTCGGGCCACTTGATCCACACCTCGGCATGCCCCAGTGCCACGCGAGGACAGACACCGATCTTGCATCCCGCCTTCTGGGCAGCGATCCAAAATGCGATGTCATCATCGACCCGCCCGTCTTCCCATCGGCCCGCCTCGTTGGGCTTGCCGATGAACCACGGGTGAGGCATCTTCTTCAACGCCTCTGCCTTCAGCATCGTCAATCCGAAGTGGGCCGTGTTGGCTTGGGTGACGTTGTGGTAGACGAAGTGATCCCGGCTCACCTCTGCCACCCGCTGACCGCCATCCGCAACCATGGTGAACAGCGGCTCGTCCGTACGCCGCTTCATCTGCACAGCGGCCACGAAGTCGAAGCCGCTAGCTACGGCGTAGGTGAGCAGACGCGGCACAGCGTCCTGTTCAAAGATGCTGTCGTAGTCGAGCGTGAGGATCCACAGCGGAGGCTCTTTGGGGTCCGTGTCCGACTCGACGATGTCGGTCATCACACGCTCAAGGCACTGCCCCCAGAACGCACCCTCGAGTCGGATCGGGGAAATGCCGAACGGCACCAAGCCCCTGGCCCAGCAGAACATGTGATCCTGCCAGCCGAGCCGAGGCACTGACATTGCACAGTGCAATCGGATCGGCCCGCTGCCGGTCTGAATGATGGCAGGCTTTACGCCAGCCACCGCCGAAGTCGCCGCGCCCACGGCTCCTCCTTCGTTGGAGTTGTCGTTCTACCGTCTTCGATCAGCCGAGGACCACGCGATTGGTGACGTTCGCATCCGACGCCGAATCGACGCCCACCTCGCCACGACCCAGCCGGGCCGCCACGACGATGTCGTTGTTCGTGCCGTTCGCCGTCGCATCCGCAGACGGCGTGACCGCCACCTGCAGATAACGCCGCAGAGCCTTCGTCGGGATCTCGAACCGCGTCACGTTCACGACCGCCGTGTTGGTCACGCCGGCCAGCGTGTAGTCGGTGCCCTGAACCAGACCCGAGATCGTCGCGTAGCTGCCGTCCGTGTCGCTGTGCTTGATGGTCACGACGCTGGGGGCAGACGTGTTGGCGAGCGAGCGGTAGCACACGTCGATGCTGACCGAGTCGTAGCCGAGGCAGTCAATCGCCACGGTGTGCGTGCCAGCAGAGGCAACGCCCGCAACGCCGGGGCTGATCGAGATGACGGACTTTCCGTTGGCCGCGTGGTTCATGGATTCTGGTTCCTTGGGTTGGTTAGGTTCAGAGGATGAGAGCCACGACCGGGCCAGCCGTCGAAGCGTCGCCCACGTCCGAGGTCACCGCGTCGTAGGACACCGTGGCCTGGAAGTAGGTCTGATCGAACTCGATGTAGCGGTCGGTGCTCGCCCGCACCGCCACGGCACGCCGCAGGGCGAAGTGGCTCGACCGCTTGAGGTCGCCGAACAACGCCACGCACTGACCGGCCGAGGCCGTCTTCCGCATGACGTTGTTGAGGAACACCGGCCACCCCAGGAACGTCGGCCGGCGGGCGCCGTCCAGCACCTCGTTGGCGAGGGCACCGTTGCCGCCGAGGGCCAGCGACTGCATCGCCAGAGCGTGCATCTGCGGGGTGCAGTACCAGCCGCAGGTCGGGCTCTGGGTCGCGTAGGTCGGAGCCTTGGCGACGGTGGCGAGGAAGTCATCGACCGTCAGGGCCGTAACCGCCGACTGCGAAGAGTCGTTGATGCCAGCCGTCAGCGTCTCGTTCTCAAACTTGTACTGGATGCCACGGATGCCACCGTAAAGGCTGGCCCCGGTGCCGATGAAGCCGTC